TAGGAGAACCCGTTAAACCACCTGCCGTTCCAGAAGTATTACCAGTTACGTTTCCAGTAATATCTGAAGTAATTGTGGATGGCAATCTATCATCACTAATTGTTCCTGTTAATTGCCCTGCAGGAATACTTGTCAGCGAAGCAGCAGATCCACTAAAAGTGGTTGCTGTTATAACGCCAGTAAGATTAATACCGCCTGTTCCATTTATATTTTTTCCATTAACATCTAAATTACCACCAAGTTGTGGAGTAGTGTCTGATACTACATCAGAGAGACCACCACCTCCTCCCCCTTCTCCACTGTTGGTAACACCAATAAATTTTCCTGTCGATGCTTGATAGGACAATACTTTCCCATCAACCTTAACAGAATCTCTATCTACATCATCTAAAAACTCAAGACGGACTTCACCGCCACCACCTTGAGCATTAACAAGATTTTTAAGATATTCTATTTCCCCACGAATTTTGACAATTTCTGGGTCACTTACATTTTCTCTTACTTCTTCCTTTGACTTAATAGTTTCAAGAATTTTTAATGCATGGTCAACTGTATCTTCGGTTTCTTCTTCTACTTCCTCTTCAATTAATTCTTCTTCTATTTCTTCCTGAGGTATTATTGGAGCAGATGCTTCTACAATTTCTACTTCTTCTTCTTTCTCTTCTTCTACTTCTACTTCAGTATATAACCAAGATTCAAGTGCTGCTATTTGTTTTTTCTGCTCTTCTTTCTTTTTCTTATCTTCTTCTAAAGAAACTTTAACTTGAGAAAACATTGAATCTATGTCAATATCTCCTACAAGAGAACGAACTTCATCCTCTTTTTCTTTTTTTGCTTTACCAATAGCGGAGAAAAAATCTTTTAAGTCAGCATTCATGGTATTTAAATAGTAATTCCAGCAGTTACTGTTGCCATTCCTTCTGCTAATCTAGATTTAATACCAGAAGCGTTTGTTAATCTAATGTCATAGTAGTATCTACCAGACTCTATGGTAGTTGTAACAGAGTCTGTCAATGAAATTGTAAGTTGACCAGTCGTTCTATCGCTAGCAAATGCTGCAGAAAAAGTATACGATGTTGATGCACCAGAATGTTTCTTTAATTTTGCTTCAGCAGAATATCCTGTAAGATTTGTAGCTGCACCATTAGATTCCAAAGATGTAAAAGTTTTTGAAAAATCAGAACCTTGTGGGATAGTTATGTTTTTTACTATTTTCGCCATCTTTGTTTTTTAACTATTTATGTTTTGGTCTGCCTTTTTAATCATCTTCTGAAGTTCAGCAGTAGACCCTACGAACAAAGCATTGGTAACATTTGTTGGTCCTTTTTGAACTGAATCTTCTTCAACATCTTTTAATTTCTTCTGAAGTTCCATTAATTTATCTGTGGCATCAGAAACACTTTTAATTAACTGACCTGCAACTTCATATGCTCTTGGTTGCTCAGTTTCTTGTGCAAGTTCAAGAATTCCATTAATTGCTTCTTGACCTTTTTCAATAATTGAATATAAGTTGCCACGAGTATACTCATAATCTTTACGAATATCTTGTGGAGAAGAAGACTTTGGTTTTACCGGTTCTATCTCTTTCTTCTCTGCAGGCATTAATTCACCTGCTACATTGAACGCTTCATCTAAACCATCAAATTTATCAGTCATAACTTATTAGAAGAAAGTGTTACCGTCAAATCCAAAATCATCTCCCATCTCAATCAGATCATTATCTGCTTGTGTAATAGACTTAAGGGCAGAACCCTTAACATGATCTTTTGCGATAGTATTATCTCTTGCTCTGTCAATAGTAATTTTACTACCGGTAACTTTTTTAATGAAGATTGATTCTCCATCAATTTCAAAGTAAGTATTTGCAGTGATGTTGCTAGCATCATCTACAGTAATTGTAGTAGAACTAGATAAAATATCTTCTGCAAGATTGGTTACTACAGAGTTATCATAATCCTTGACTGCTCTAGGTGTAACTCTGTAAGCAAGATCTCTCTTCTCCGCATTATCAGTATAGTAAGAAAGAGTTGCTTGTTTGATTGGTTCGACTCTTGTAACAGGACCGAACAGGTATGTCTTAGCAGTAAATCTTAAGGTATAAAGGAGAACTCTTCTAGTGCTGTAATCTCCTTCATAATCATCCTGCATTGTAATGTTTTCCAATACAATAGGAATATCTCTTTTTTCTTTAAGAGTTTCTATTAGTTCTACACTAAGATTAAATGCCGGTTGGAAATATGGTAAAATCTGTTCTACAATTTGAAGAGCATCATCATTCAACTTAGACATAATGCTAAGTTCAAACTGCATATTATACGGAACTGGAGTAAAAACTTTATTTACTTTTTTCTGTGTATCTGGATCTTTTACTGCAATTTTTTGAGTCGAAGTAACCTTACGAGAAGAATCATATGTAAGACCAGTAAACTCAAATGACATTCTAGGTAAAGACATTGCAGTAGATTTATTCAAATCTCCAGACTGCTCAAGTCTTGCCAAAAACTTTTGTGTAGGACCATATGCTAGTGGCACTTTCATCACACTGAAATCCGTATCAGAAGCATCTTTCTTCTGAATAGTGATATTATTAAAAAGAGTACCAAATGATATGATAGTCTTTCTTAAAATTTCGTGGTAAAAATGCTCAAACATGATTTTTGTTCACTATGATAATATTTAGTTAAGGAATTCCAAAAGGATTTTTCTCAGTAAAGTCTAGGAATCCATCTGCTTCTAGTTCAATTGTTGCGTTCTGAGTAAATCCATCTTCAGCAGGTTCTACATCCAGGGAGAACACTGTATGTGTAGCAGATGATTGCGATCCAACAATAGTTTCTCCAAGAGCAAAAGTACCGGTAACATTGCCAAGTTCAAGAGTGTTTGTATTAGTATCCCAAATTCTAACTCTTGCTTTTGTTCCACTTGTAGAACCGGTAACAGTTTCGTTAAAGATAAAATCTCCAGAATCAGAAGTTCCTGGATGTGATATTGTAATATCTGGCGAAATAACATATCCATAACCAGAATCTTCGGTTAGAATAGCAGATACTTGTCCTGCAGATATAGTTGCAATACCTGTAGCAGTAGATATTCCTGGAATTATGTCAACATAATTTTTATCTCCTACAGTGTTAGAGATAGAAACTAAAGGTGGGGTTAGATATCCTCCACCACCAAATGTAACAGTGATACCAGTGACAATACCGCATTGATCAATACCAAACTCAAATACAGATGTTGCTATGCCAACGTTTGAAGAAGCATTATTAATGAATATGGTTCCAATTCCAATGGAACTTACAAAAGTATCTTCTGGTATAAAATTATAAAGATCACTATGTCCAACACCCAATCTTACCCTATCTCCTATTAAGATACCTGTTGTAGTAATACCTGTAATTACTGTAGAACTAATTCCAATAGTTCCTTGAGTTTGTATAGAGTTGAATCTGATGGTAGTAATACCAAGAGCTCTAAATTGTTCATCTGCTCCAACCGGTGCCGCAATAGAAACTGTCGGAACTGAAGCATATCCATAACCACTGTTACCAATACTAATAGTGTCAACTACTCCAGAATCATCTATAGTACATGTCGCTGTTGCTTGTATAGCACCAGTATTTCCTGAGAAAGAAATAGATGGTGTTACAGTATATCCAGAACCAACTGTGGCACTAGTTCCTACTGCCCAAGAATCTGCAACATTAAACGAAACTGCTGTGACAACACCAGTAATAGGATGAATTGTTGCAATACCAACAGCAGTTTGTGTTGGGACATGAGTTCCAACTCCAGTTCCAATAGTAACAGTTGGTGCAGTTGTATATGCTCTACCTGTTGTACTGAAAGCAACAGAACCTGAATCTATCGAAGAACCAGCAATTCCAATAGTAGCTGAAGCAAAACTAAATCCTGGATGTGAGATAGTAACGGTTGGCGCAGAAGTATAGAATCTTCCTCCAGTCGTTAATCCTAAAGTATTAACTGTTCCACCAGTTAAGTTGTAGTTATCAAGGGTTGCAGTTGCTTGGGCATTATTTCCCGTGCCTGTTGGGAGTGCGAA